ATCATAATGTGTTTAAGATAAGTTTCATTCTTTTTTAATATATTTGTAATATTAATACCTCTATGCACTATGCCGTGGGGCAAGAAGTGTATGGCGTTCATACTATTTTCTATATATTAGAAGAAGACGAAAAGTATTCTATATATATTAAAAAGAATAAAGATGTTTTACCTTGGAAAGATTTTAACAAAAACATGGCTGTATCTGTAGAGTATAATCTCGAGTACTAATGAAAAGCGTTCACAACTTTGTTGTAACGCCAAAAGGAGAAAGATATAATAACAGTAAGCAAGTTGGTGATTCAGAGTTAATACTTAACACAGAAATTTACAATCATCAATACGTAAATAGAGAAGCTATTGTTATATCTACACCAATAGCAGGTTACACAGAAATACAAGCTGGAGATACAGTTATAGTACATCACAATGTTTTTAGACGTTGGCATGATGTAAAAGGTATAGAAAAAAATAGTAGAAGTTATTTTAATGAATCTACTTATTTTATAAACCACGATCAAATCTTTTTATATAAAAGAAAAGATAAGTGGACAGCTCCAAAAGGTTATTGTTTTGTAAAACCTTTAAAAGCAATAGATCAATTTAATATTGAATCTGAAAAACCTCTACAAGGTATTGTTAAATATTCAGACGGTACAGTAGAAGTAAATGACTTGGTTGGTTTTACACCAAGCAGTCAATATGAATTTATAGTTGATGGCGAAAGGCTATATAGAGTTTTATCTAATTTTATTACAATTAAATATGAATATCAAGGAGACGAAGAAGAATATAATCCAAGCTGGGCAGAAAGCAGTAGATGAGCTTATTAAAGTAGCTAAGGAACCTATTGTAGATTCAGACGATGATATATCAGCTGATAGATTAAAAAATGCTGCAGCCACTAAAAAATTAGCTATATTTGACGCATTTGAAATACTTAACAGAATACAAGAAGAAGAAAACTTGCTTGAGGGAAAAACACCTAAAGAGACAGAGAAAAAAGCTTTTAAAGGATTCGCAGAAGGTAGATCTAAGTAATGTACGAGCAAAGTTTAATTAAAGTTGTTGAGCCAGTAAAAAAAACAACTATTAGTCGTCTTAATAAAGGTAAAAAGTGGAAATACGGTTATGATAAAGAACATGATATAATAGTTTTATCTCACACCGGCCAAATAGGTGAAATTATAGAAATACAAAATTTAACTATAGCTTTACCAAAACAACCTAAAAATATTTTTAAACACGATAAAAATAAATGGGTTAAGTTTGATTATCCAAAAGAACTGTCTAGAGTAAAAAATATATTTGATTGGAGAAATTATCCTGATGAAAAAAAAGATCAGTGGTACGATTATATAGATGAAGAGTTTAAAAGAAGAGAAGAAGGGTTTTGGTTTATAAACAACAATAAGCCAACTTGGGTACCAGGAACTCACTATATGTACTTGCAATGGAGTAAAATAGATGTTGGTGCACCAGACTTTAGAGAAGCAAATAGATTATTTTTTATATTTTGGGAAGCTTGCAAAGCGGATAAAAGATGTTATGGTATGTGCTACCTAAAGAACAGAAGATCAGGCTTTTCGTTTATGTCATCTGCAGAAACAGTTAATTTAGCCACTATATCGAGTGATAGTAGATATGGGATATTATCTAAAACAGGTGCTGATGCTAAAAAAATGTTTACTGATAAAGTTGTACCTATCAGCATAAATTACCCTTTCTTTTTCAAACCTATTCAAGATGGTATGGATAGACCTAAAACAGAATTAGCGTATAGAGTGCCGGCTAGTAAGTTTACAAGAAAGAAAATAACATCTAATGAAAAGCTAGAAGAGTTAGAAGGCCTAGATACAACTATTGATTGGAAAAACACAGGTGACAACAGCTATGATGGTGAAAAATTAGCATTATTAGTACATGATGAAAGTGGTAAATGGGAAAGACCAGATAATATATTAAATAACTGGCGTGTTACAAAAACATGTCTTAGATTAGGTAGTAGGATTATAGGTAAATGTATGATGGGGTCAACTTCCAACGCCCTAGATAAAGGTGGAGATAACTTCAAAAAACTATACAATGCATCAGATGTCACTAAGCGAAATAGAAACGGTCAAACAAAGTCTGGTTTATACTCTTTGTTTATCCCAATGGAGTGGAACTACGAAGGATTTATTGACGAGTACGGAGTTCCAGTATTCACTACTCCTGACACAGATGTGTTTGCCCCAGACGGTGAACTAATAGATGTAGGTGTAATAGATAATTGGCAAAATGAAGCCGATGGTTTAAAATCAGATCAAGATGCTTTAAACGAATTTTACAGGCAGTTTCCTAGAACTACAGAGCACGCGTTTAGAGATGAGACTAAAAATAGTATATTTAATTTAGTAAAAATATACGAACAAATAGATTATAACGAAGAAATGTCTAGAACCCTAGGAATTACTAAAGGTAATTTTCAATGGGTAAATGGCGTTAAAGATTCACAAGTAATATTTTATCCAGATCCAAAGGGTAGATTTAAACTTAGTTGGGTTCCACCTCAACAATTACAAAATAGAGTGGTTTTAAAAAATGGTATTAAATATCCTGGTAATGAACACATGGGAGCATTTGGTTGTGACTCGTATGATATATCAGGAACCGTAGATGGAGAAGGATCAAAAGGAGCATTACACGGCTTAACCAGGTTTAGTATGGAGGACGCTCCTGCGAACAGCTTTTTTTTAGAATACTTATCAAGACCACCTACGGCTGAAATATTCTTTGAAGATGTTTTAATGGCATTAGTATTTTACGGTATGCCAATACTTGCAGAGAACAATAAACCAAGATTGTTGTACTATTTAAGAAGAAGAGGATATAGAGGTTTTTCTATGAATCGACCTGACAAAGTATGGAACAAATTATCTGTAGCAGAAAAAGAAGTTGGTGGAATACCAAACTCTAGCGAAGATATAAAACAAGCACATGCCGCTGCAATTGAAATGTATATTCAAGATCACGTAGGTATGAAACAAGATGGAACGTTTGGAGATTTATACTTCAATGAATTATTAAATGATTGGAGTAAATTTGATATAAACAAAAGAACAAAATTTGACGCATCAATAAGTTCTGGTCTAGCAATTATGGCTAACAATAGGCATTTGTATACACCAAACCCAAAAGTTGAAAAGTCAAAACTAAATATAAATATTTCTAAGTATAGTAATACTGGAACTAATTCACAAATAATAAAATAAATATGGCGTATTCTGGTAAAAGTTATTTTCCAAGTCAAACAGTTAGTGATGCTGAAAAAATAAGCTATGACTATGGTTTAAAAGTTGCTAAAGCTATAGAGCAAGAATGGTTCAATAATGATAGAAACATGAACCGCTATAGATCTAATCAAAATAATTTTCATAGTTTAAGGTTGTATGCTAGAGGCGAACAATCAATACAAAAATATAAGGATGAGTTATCTATAAATGGTGATTTGTCCTATTTAAATTTAGACTGGAAGCCAGTGCCAATTATTTCTAAATTTGTAGATATAGTGGTTAATGGTATAGCTGAAAGAACTTATGATATAAAAGCTTACTCACAAGATCCTCACGGTGTTGCTAAAAGAACAAAGTATATGGAATCTATACTAGCAGATATGAGAACTAAAGAGCTAAATGATTTTTCTAAACAAGCTTTTGGTATATCTATAGCTGAAAACGATGAAGATACATTGCCAGAAACACAACAAGAACTAGAGCTTCACATGCAGTTAACTTATAAGCAGTCTGTAGAGCTAGCAGAAGAACAAGCTTTAAACGTTTTAATGGAAGGAAATAAATACGAGTTAATAAAAAAACAGTTTTATTATGATCTAACTGTTTTAGGTATTGGCGCTGTAAAAACTAGTTTTAATACATCTGAAGGTGTTACTATAGACTATGTTGATCCTGCTAACTTAGTTTATTCTTATACTGACTCACCTTATTTTGATGATATATATTACGTTGGTGAAGTTAAATCTATACCTGTAAATGAGTTGGCTAAACAGTTTCCTCATTTGACAGAAAGCGATCTTGAAGATATAATGAAAAATAAATCTTACAATAGATCAAACTATAATTCAAGACATAGCGACGATAAAGAAGATAATAACACTATACAGGTTTTATATTTTAATTATAAAACTTATATGAATGAAGTTTATAAAATAAAAGAAACAGGTACCGGTGCTGATAAAATTATACCTAAAGATGATACGTTTAATCCACCACAAGATTCTGGTAACTTTGGCAAACTTGAAAGATCTATAGAGTGTTTGTACGACGGAGCTTTAATATTAGCTACTAATAAATTACTTAAGTGGGAAATGGCTAAAAACATGATGAGACCAAAAAGTGATTTT